GTAGTGGTGGGCTTGTTTACAAAGGGTTTTTGATTAAAACAGCAGTTGTCCCAATGTCGACTACGAGACTCCCTTTTGTCCTGCCAGAATAAGGAAAGGCACCCTCTGCGAGTTCTACAGGATCAAGAGTACCTATCTCAGAAAACTCCAACGCAGAGGGGTCGTCTCCTCTAGCCAAGTCGTCTTCTCCAAGAAATAGGGATGATTGTAGGCTTTTGATAAGACCAGAACTTGTCCCAAGAAAAACAAATCCAGAAAATAATACCTAAGCTAAAAGAAAAATTTAGTCAAATAATGCAGTTAAGCTTTAAGAAAGACCCTAAAGCAGAAACTATATTCTTAGCATTTTTTAATGCGGTTAAAGATAATGATGATTTATTTAAACAGTTACTAGTGGATAGAAAACAAATTATAGATGAAACTATAACTAAAATAGATAATCAAAAAGAGGAATTGATTAAAGAAAAAACTGAGGTTGAGAATCAATTACCTAAAACTAGATAGACTTATTGACGAGGTATTTCAAATAGGTTACAAGTTAAATATACTAGCTAATTAGAGGTGTTATAAATGAAAGATGAAAAACTCAGCGTCAAAGCGACAGTTACCAAAGCTGATGACGGATTTATTGCAGTAGCTTCAACAGATGTGGAAGATCGACATGGTGAAATTGTAGAAGTTTCAGGTTGGGATTTAAAAAACTTTAAAAAGAACCCTGTTTTATTATGGAGTCACGATCATAACGAACCGGCTATCGGAATCGCTACGAGGGTTTGGATTAGCCGAACCAAAGATTCATCAGAGCGTAAGTTAATGATCAAAGCAAAATTCCACGATATAACCGAGAAGGCTCGAGCAGTTAAACAGTTATTTGAAGAAGGTATTTTGAATAGTTTTTCGGTTGGTTTTAGACCGTTGGAAATGGAAGATAACAGATTTACTTCTCAGGAACTACTTGAAGTTAGTGCAGTAAACGTACCGGCAAACGCTGAAGCACATAGATTAGCTTACAAGGCATTGAAAAAAGATTTTAATGACGAGGTTATTTCAGAATTTGTAAATACAGATTTAGTTAAATTAGAACAACGTATGGCAATGCTTGAGGACAAGCAAGCAACCTTGGTGAAAGCACTTTCGAGTGTTAATCCTAATAAAGGTCGAACGCAAGCTGTTGTGGATAGCAGAATTGCACTTACCAAAGTAATTAGTCGGGCAACTGACGAAATGCTTAAAGATAAGAGCAATACTAAAAATCGCAAACTTGCAAAAGTAATTAAACGAACAAACGAATCTCTTAATAGAGATTTGAAAGGTAAATAAAATGGGAAGAATTAAAGAACTTCAGGACAAGAAAGCCAAAGACGGCTTAACTGAAGCAGAACTAAAAGAGCTAAACGAACTACTAATGGAAGCTAAAGAAGCTGAAGCAGATGACGCTGAAGAAGAATCTTCAGATGAAAGTGTTGACGCTGAAGTCGAAGAATTAGCTGACAAATTAGTTGGTGTTGTTGAGCAAAAGACCCAGGCTTACGAAAAGGATATTGCTGATATCAAAAGACTTCTTGAAAAAGATAGCAAAGAAGTTGAAGTTGTTTCTCAGGCTAAATTTATCGTCAATCCAAAAGACGGTAGCAAGAAAAGCATTGATGAAATGGCTGAAAACAAAGTTGTTATTGATTCGCGGAAGAACAAGGGAAAGAAATCTACAATGGTTTCTGAGAAAACTTGGGAATTTGTTAAGGCTTTACACCTTGGTCAGAAAGAAAAATTGCAACTACTTACAGAGGGAACTGGAGCACAAGGCGGCTTTCTAGTACCTGATGAGTTTGCAAATATGATTGTTGAAGATCGCCGAGACGCTACGGTTATGCGTAGTATTGCAGACGTTCTAACTACATCATCTGACACGTTCCACATTCCAAACTTGGACACACGTCCTAAGGCTAATTGGCGTGGGGAAACGGCTGCTAAGTCAACCTCAACTGTAACCTTTGGTGAAACCGTTTTGACTCCTTACAGCTTGGCTGTAATTGTTGGAATGAGTAACGAACTTGAAGCTGACGCCTCGCTTGGTGTCGGTGCTTCTATTGTTAATTATGTAGCGGAAAAAATGGCTACATCATTATCAGAAGCAGAAGATCGTGCTTTCTTCATTGGTTCGGGAACTGGTCAACCTACTGGAATGTCTACTTATACACTTGGAACTATTGCGTCAGGATTAACTGACAGCAATCGTGCTGACACTATCAAGCAGACCTACACAAGACTTGGTCAGCAATACCGGAACAGTTCAGTTTGGGTAGCAAATGCGTCTACATGGGAACAAATCCGAACCCTAAAAGATTCAAACAACAACTACCTAATGCGTTCTCTTGACGTTGCACCTAGTGAAACACTAATGGGGCGACCAATCAAAGAACAAAATGATATTGCTGACGGTACATTGTACTTCGGTGATTTCAGCTACTACAAGATTGTAGATCGGGAAGGTGTCCGAGTTGACATTTCACGAGAAGCAACTGTAGCAAGCACCTCAGCATTCGAGCAGAATCTTACTTATGTAAGAGTTGAGCAACGAACTGACGGTGAGTTAGTCAATGTTGGCGGAATACGCTCAGCAACTAACATGAGCTAGTAATAGCTTGACATTTGGGGGGCTTGCCCCCCTTGTGTTAAGGAAAGGAAACTATGACAAGAGTTAAAATCTTAAAAGATTATGATATGCACCGAGCAGGGGAAACCAAAGAAGTAACTCCTAATATTGCACATGGTCTTATTGACAGAGGTGTAGCCGAGATTAGCAAAGATATTACTGCTCAAGAAACAGTAGTTAAGGTCGCTAAACCTACTGTCAAGATTAAAAAGAAACGGACAAGGAAATTTAAGAGATAATGGCGAGTCTTTTATCTTATGCGTTGACTACCGTAGCTGACGTAAAAGAAACACTGGGGATAGACGCCGGAAATACCTCTAAAGACAATCTGATTATTCGCAAGATTAATCAGGCTACCGAGATGATAGAGGGTTATTGTCGATTGCCTGCCGACCACCATTTTGCTTCAACCACTTACACGAGTGAGGAGTTTGACGGCACAGGAACGGTTCAACTGATACTGAGAATGCGTCCTGTAATAACATTCTCGACATTGCAAGTTAGAGATACTCGGTTAAATGAGGACGATTGGACTACTGTCGACACTGAACTATACTTTACTGATTTAGCGAGTGGCGTTATAGACGGAAACTTTACTTTTCAACGGAACTGGAACAGATACAGAGCAACATATACAGCCGGTTATGAGACTATTCCTAGTGATTTAGCGGAAGCCTGTGCTACTTTGGCGGCTTATTATGTGGACAATGCCACCACCGGTACGGGCGTAAAGAAAAAGCAAGAAGGTTCAAGACAAATAGAATACTTTAACCCCAATACTTCAAGTGGTAACAGCTCTATATTTACTCAATTAGAATTAGATGAAGCTTTGAACAGATATACTTACCCACTACTAATAGATGATGTTTAAAAATGGTGTGGTTTGCTGATAATGAAATACAAATCTATCGGAATCGGGTTAAGTCTGGCAATATAATTGCGTTCTCAGCTACCTACACCGTCTATGAGGCCGATATACAACCGGCAGGCCCTGAACGTACACGAATGGAATCAGGACAACTAGGGCACGTCTTTACGGCTTTCGTAGACACAGACGTTAATGTAATGGAATCGGACGAATTAAGAATCGTAGGCTCGGATAAAATTTACACTGTTAGGGGAGTAAACCGTTGGCAGGGTGCTGGATTATTAGATCATATTGAGCTCGTATTAGTTAGAAAGGACGATAATGCCTAGCGTTAATCTTAAAATTAAAAACCTACCAGAGATAAAAAGGGTTTTTAGAATTGCTCCACAAGTAATGGGCAAAGAAATTAAAAAGGCTATTGAAAAATCGGCGTTTGTGGTTAATCGTTCGGCAGCTTTAAACGTATCCGGCAAAATGGTAAATGTGCAAACAGGCGACTTGCGTTCTAGTATAAGGGCTGAATTTTCAGGCTCTGGTGCTAATTATAAAGCTGAGATAGGTGACAATGTGGAATATGGTATCTTTGTACATGAGGGAACTAAATTTATAAAGGCTAGACCATTTATGACACGAGCACTAGACGACAATGAAAATAAAATCCAAGACTTCTTTACAGAAGCT